CTAGCTACTCTTCTTCGGCACCTTGATCGGTCGACCTTTCCCGGTCTGCGCCTCCGCCTTTTCCTGCCGCTGCTTCAGCAGCGCCTCCACGTCCGCCCGCTTGACCAGACGCCGCACCTTTCCGTCCGCACCGATCTCCATCCGTGAGGGCAGCGCATCCGTCTGAGCGATCTGGGAGAGGCGCGACCGACCGATCCCCAGCAGTTCGCCGGCCTGGTCAAAGGTGAGTTCGTCAGGTTCCATATCCCCAGTATGAGCTATTCTTCAACACCTGCCAATATATGCTTGCCGCATTAATTAACAGGTGGTAATATATAGCTACAAGGCAAGACGAAGGGGCGCTTCCAATCCGCCAAGACAAGAGCGCCCCTTCACCAACCTCCGAGGAGATCACGCTCATGGTAGCACAGGCAGTCCGACCCATCCACCTCTCGCCGTTGGTGAAGGCGTGCGCCCAGTTCCACGATTACCACATCGCGCCCCGCAGCCTGACCGGCAACGACTGGACGGTCATCAACAAGACGGGTGCCGAGTATGTGGTGGACGCCGACCGGCAGACCTGCACCTGTCCGGCGTTCGCCAGCCGTCACCGGCGCAACGAGACCACCTGCAAGCATGTGGAAGCCGTGAAGCTCCATCGGGCTTGCGGCGATACCCCGGCGCTTCCGGGTGCCTGCCTGCCGGTAGCGCCGGAAGATGACCCATTCTCCCCGCCGTCGCTGGACGAAGAGATCCGCCTCGGCTTGCAGGACGAGGAGCGGTCCAACCGCCGCACCCTCTCCGCTGCCGAGCGCGCCGCGCTGCTCTCCCTTTGGGATTGATCGCCCTTAAGACGACACTAGCGGCCCGGTTCTCGGGCCGCTCCTTCTTCTGGAGATCATCCCCATGAGCCGCACGGCTGTTCCCGTCGCCTCCGTCCCGTGCGACGGCTGCCCGAATCTGCTCCTCGAGTCCGAGGCCCGCGTGTCCCGCCGCGCCTACGCGGGCGAAGTCCTCTGCTGGCGTTGTCGGATCCATCACGGCACCCGCGCCACCGTGCACCAGGTGCCGCCCGGGTGCTCCGTGGTGATGGTCGGTACCGGTTACGGCATCTGGATTGCCACGCTCACAGCTCCGGACGGTCGCGAGTTCGAAGGCAGCGCCTGGACGGATCACCAGGCCCTCTCATCCGCCCGCGCGAAGGCCCGCGCCGCCGGGTTGCCGCTATGATGCTCCTGCTCACCCTACGGTTGGTGGCCAGCGGCTACCTGGGCCTCGTGCAGTGGTGGCTCGCGATGCAAGACGGAATCGTGACGCGCGAGGAACGGGGCGCGATCGCGCGCGCCGTGGTGACGCCGGAACTGCGCGCCGTCTCGGTAGCGCGGGAGGCGGTAGAGGGGATCCTACGCGGGTAGGGGATCCTATCCCACGTGTGATAAGCCCGACTGTCACCAAATGTCTGCCACGGCAGACATCGGAACAAAAAAAGAGCCCCGCGCGGTACCGGTCGATACCGCGCGGGGCTCTTTATGGCACGTGCCATAATCGCGTCAGGTCAACGTCTCGCCGCTGCCGTAGAAGGTGATCGTCCCTTTCCGGAAGGAGTAGGGCTTGCCGGCGTCATTGATCCACACGCAGTCCACGTAGACCACGGTGGGCGTTTCTGGGAGCCCCGCGGTTGCCGCCGCCGGGATCAGCGCGATCGCGGTGCCTCCGGTGGGGCTGGTGATCTCGATCTCTTCCGCCACCGCGCTACTGAGGCGAAAGAGGGCGGCGGCGTCCAGGTCGGCCAGGTCCAGCTTTCCCGTGACGCGGACCACGCCCCCCGTGATGTCCTGCGCCGTCTCCGTGCCACTCTGCGTTTTAGTAACCGCGAGATCTAGCTCCAGTTGCCGACCGCGCGTCCACTCCTCGGTAAAGTCGTTCCACTTATGGCTGGTCTCACTCATCGCCGCAGATCCTCGCTCTTCCGCCGTAGCGGGTCCGAATAGTCACCGTGCCGCCGTAGGCTACCCGAATGGCCGTGCTCCCTCCGTACGCCGTCAAGACGGCCACGCTGCCGCCGTAGCAGATCGGTCCGGCGTTGGGGGTCGAGACCGTCAGCCCCGCCGGCTTACCCGCGAGGACGTACGCCCCGACCACTCCAGCCAGCCGCCGGGTGACCCGCAAGTCGGCAGCGGCGCCAGTATGCGTGAACCCACCGGCTGCAGCCGTGAAGTTGCGCCCGCGGCGAAGGGTGGCATCTGTACCGGCGAGATCCACCGCTCCAGCTTCGGCCGGCAGTCGAAGACTGCGCACCAGCCCGGCCGAAGCTCCGGAGAGCACGCAGCTCCCAGCAGCGGCCGTCAGCGTCTTACCATTGCGGAGCCCCGCGCCTTCTCCGGTGTGGGTAAACGCCCCTGCCGCTACCGCCAGGCGATGCGCCTGCAGGAGCGCGGCGGAGGACCCACTGAGGCTGAAAGCCCCGGCGTCGGTCACGATGCGCAAGCTGCGGATTAGTCCCGCACTTTGCCCCGAGAGGACCGCCGCGCCGGCGCTGGCCGACAAGCGGCGCTCCGCCCGGAGGTTAGCTGCCGCGCCGGTCTCCGCGAAGCCGCCCGCGCCGGCTCCCAGGGTGCGCGTACTCCGCAGGGTGGCCGCTTGTCCCGACAGGGTAAACGGCCCCGTCGCGCCCGCGACCTTACGCGTCGCCACTAGACCCGCCGGCTGGCCAGTGAGAGTGACGGCCCCGGCTGCCGCGCTCACCCTCCGCGTGGCTCGGAGGGTGGCTGCCTGACCGGAGAGGGTGAACGCCCCCGCGACCGCAGGAACGCGCAGCCCCCGCTTCAAGCCCGCTGCGCTGCCGGTTTCCGCAAAGCTGCCGGCAGCCGCTGCTAGGGTGTAGTTATTGAGAGCGGTTGGCCCGGGATACCAGAGCGGCTCCTGATAGAGCCGCCACCGCCCCTCAGAGTAGAGGTCCTGCACCTGGCCAGGCGCCCACGGCGCAGCATCCTTCGCCACCCGCAGATCGGAATACCAGGCGTGGGCGTAGTTCCCGTTGAATGAGCCCGCCCGGCCCATGACCCGGTTCCCGCACGAGCTTTGCGCCGTCAAGGAGCCGGAATAGCTGGACGTGGCCCACACCACGCCGTTCACGTAGATCGTGATCGTCTTGGCGGTGTGATCCCGCACCACTGCGATATGGAGCAGATCGCCGGCGGTGAACGTCAGGGTAGACTGGAAGTTCGCTGCGCCCCCGCTCTGGAACCAGCCGACCTTCCCGGCGAGGATGTAGAGGCTGCCCTGGCTGTTATTGCCCGCCGCGTCGAAGTCGGCCCAGAGGTAGCCGCCGGACCCGCCGTTGGTCATCGGCCGGACCCAGAGCGACAGGTTCAGGTTGCCGGAAACGTCGAGCTTGGCGATCTTGCCAAAGTCCAGGTACCAGCTCGTGCCGTCCGAGCGGGCCGCGGGTCCGAGCGGACCGACACCCCACTCCCGGCCGTTGGTAAACGTGCCGTCGCAGTTGTTGCCGGATAGGTCCCGAACGTTCAGGCCGTCCCGCTCAGAGAACGGGACGGCCTGAACGAGTCCGGAGGCCGTCGTATCGTCCGGCTGGAAGACCGGATCGGCCGGCTTGAGATACCGGTCCTGCAAGAGCAGCATGGGTGCTCCTTAAGCGGTGACGCCGGTCTGCTGCCGCGTCTTCACCGTGACGGTCACACTCGCGCCGCTGGCGTTCTCCACCCGGATCTTGAACGCCCCGAAGCTGTGCGGCACCCAGAAGCCGCGGCGATGCGTGGTGCTCACCGTAAACGGCATCTCGAACCCGTAAGGCTTATCTGCCACCGCTTCGTACGTGGTGGTATCTACCTCTCGCAGCACGTAGACTTTGAGTCCCACGGTCGCGGTGGCTCCGTAGGCGGCGGCAATCGAAACCTCGGTGCCCAGCTTGGAGTTGTTGCTGAGCGCGGCCGTTTCGGCGTTGCCGGAGTTGGCGACGGCCGAGGCAGCAATCGACGTCGCCTGCCAGGCCGCCGCGCTGTCTTGGGTGGGATAGAAGCTACCCATCGGAGTTCTCCGCGTCTCGCGCTGCGGCGAGGTCGTCTGCGTCCACCAGGCGGCCCAGCACCGCTACGGGCGCCGGCACCTCGGCCGCCCAGTCCGGGTCGGCGATTAGTTCCGCCAGTTCCGTCTGGAGCGCGGTATGCTCCGCCTCCGTGATGTGGCCCCGGGCATAACAGTAGGTGACCCACCGCTGCACCGTCACGCGTTCGCGCGCGGCGATGGCGCGGTTGATCTCCACCAGGAGGTTCGCTCCCTCCACGTGCGTCAGGCTCTCCTGCGAGAGCTTGGCGATCAGAGAGAGCGCATCCATCGGTCGCGCAAGCTCCGGGCAGGTGCCGGGACTGGGCGCGAGGGCGGCGTTGAGCGCAGTTGCCAGCGCCGCGTCATCTAGTGCCCAGTCCGTGACCTGGGCACGGAGCCAGGCCACTGCGGCGGGAGTAGGGTTTGCCATCGGCCGACCTCCTTATGCCAGGGTCAGGACGCCGGTAGTGGGATCATAATCCACCGTGAAACTCTCGCCATCCGCGAGCGTGATCGAGGAGCCATAATCCCACCAGCCGATCAGCGGATCGGCGGGCGAGGTCGGCGTGTCGTTGTAAAGCACGGCGTACCGGAACGGCCCGATCGAACCACCGGAAGCCGTGAACACCACGTCGCCCAACACCAGCTTGAAGGTGCCGCTCGTCTGGACCGCGCTGGTGATGGAAGGAGCCGTTCCGCCGGCAGTGTAGCCGTTCCCCGCGGAGATCTCCGTGAGGGCGCTCTTGATCGCGTTGGTGGCTACCGGTGCGGTATTGGTGAGGAGTACCTTGAGTGTGCCGGTCGCGAGGTTGTGCACGCCCTTCGCTACGTCTTCCACGAACTGGTTGAACTTGTTAAATGCGGCCATCGAGCAGGGTCTCCATGAGAAAAGGGCCGATGTCTGCCGTGGCAGACATTCCGGCCCGGATTTACATCACGTGGGATAGAAGCGGTTACACGAAGGCGACGGCCGCGGCGGTTACCCGGCTATCCATCGCGGCCATCACGTAGAAGGCTTTCGCGGTGCTCTCGGTGAGGGTGAGCTGGATGACGCCCGAAGCGTTGCTCATCACGATCCAGTGTTTTCCGGCGGTGATCGTCTGGATGACCGTACCGACGCCGAACGTCACGCCTCCGTCCGGAGCGGCGGCGCACTCCGCGCCGAGGGAGGCGTCACCGATCCACACGCGGATCAGGCGGGCCTCGCTGGTGAGGTTCGCCGCGTATTCTTTGAGCTGGATCGTCACGGTGCGAGCGTTGGCCGCCTCCGCGGCGGCCGTCACGCCGGGCGCGCTGCCGAGGTCCTTCTGTGCCTGCGCGGAGAGGGCCAGGGTGAGGTCCGCGGTAAGCGCCCCGCCGCCCTGCATCCCCGTGCCAGCCGAGACCAGGCGGCCGGCGTGGAGGGCTTGCCCGGAGCTGGTGCCCTGTCCCAGGCCGGTGACCTTGAAGCCACCCGCCGCCAGATCGCTCCCGAGTGTCTTATTGAGGAAGGTCTGCGCCGCCGCGAGGAGCGCCACCGTGTCCGCCGCTACCGCCGGCAGCGTGTGCTGCTGGGTCGCGTTCGGCCCCACGGTGGCGGCCAGGAGCGCGGTGAGCTTCAGAGCGGTGGCGGTCCGATCGTGACTGCCCCGTACGATGTTCGTCCCATCGCTGTAGACGACGGCGCCGTAACCCTGGGAGATCACCACGCCGGTACCGGCGGCAGTCTTCACCGTCACGGTGAAGGCGCCCGTGGTGTTGTTGAGCACCTGCCAGGCCTTCCCCCAAGCGGGCAGGATCAGTGAGAGGTTGCCGGTGAGCACGCCGGTGAGATTGAGGAAGTTCGCGCGGGCGATCGTGCTCGTGGGCGTCACGTCGGCGCTGCCCGAGAGGTCGATCTCCGTGTAGCTGCCGAGGAGTGCGTCCAGCACGTTCGCCACCAGGTCGAACCAGACATCATCCGCCGCGCCTCCGGTCACGAAGTCATTCTTCAGGGAGAGGTTCGGGGTCACACTCATCAGCTAGTTCTCCGGGGCAGAAAGCCGTCCTTCGGTTCGGTGATCCCGACGCGACCGAACGGGGTCCACACGTCGGCGAGGAAGATCCCGGTGGTGACGCCGTTGGGGTCCTGCGGACCGGCGGTGCGGGCAGCGCTGCTGACAGCTCCCGCCGCCCGCCGCTCCGCCTCGTTCTGGATCCGCCGCACTTCATCCGGTCGCATCAGTTGAGCCTCCGTAGTCCGACCTGCGTCTCCAGGTCCGTGTAACCCTTCCGGGTCTCCCAGGTGTGGGCGAGGGTCGTCACCACGAACTGCGTGTTATCCGGGATGCCGGCGCCCGCGAAGCCTACCAGCTCGATCTTGTCCCGCCGGCCTAACGTCGGATCGAGCGGGAGGGACAGGTCGCCCTCGCGCTTGATCTGGAACGTCTCCTGCGCGAGGCTCTGGCAGTGCCCGGTAACCAGGCCATCGTCCGGCGTGCCGGAGAGCTCCCGCAGTCGGCACTCCGTCCAGGGGCAGAACCGCGAGCTTCCGGCATCCGTCTCCGCCGTGCTGTCGACGTCGTAGCGGAACACCAGCTGCCCGCCTTCGTTCGTGCCGTAGACGAACGCCGCGGTGCCGGCCTCTTTCCAGTCCACCCGGTAACCCAGGTTGCGGACGGTATCCCACACGGCGGAGGTGGCGTCGCCGGCGCTGAAGGTCCGCGTCACCGTGCTGGCGACGTAGTCTTTCGGCAGGGTGTAGATGACGCCGGTGTCGTCCACCCCCACCTCCTGGTTGCGCTCGGCCATGATGCGCTTCAGGGTTTCCCACGGGAGCTCCGTGGGTTTCGTCAACTCGTTCGGGTCCTCGGCGCTGCCGGGCGAGATCGCTCCGGACGCGCCCCACACGAACCAGGAGCGATAGGCCGCATTCAGGCCGCGCGCCGCCAGGATCTCGTCCGCCGCCGCATTCGGGGTCTGCCCCGCGAGGGGCAACTGCAGGAAGGGCGTCCAGGGCGAGCGCTTGAACCGGGCGCTCCCGTTGTGGAGGTGGAAGGTCACCAGGACCTTGTTCAGCTCCGCGCCGCCCCAGGCAGCCTCGAACCCTTCCGCGTAGCCCACGAACGAGGAATAGGTCTCCAGGCTGTCGTCCGAGAGCCGCCACCCCAACCACACTTCCATGCGGCGCCACCGGTAGGGCTCGAAGTCGTTGGGCTCGAACGCGTCCACGGCGAACGTGAACGAGGCGTTGCCCCCGTCCAGGTCGGGAGGCTTGGTGATCCCGGCCCGGATCAGTCGGCTGTCGAACGGCGTGGTAGAAGTGGTGCCCGTGGTCTGCACCACCGGCGGGATCCGGTAATGGACCGCGCGCACACTGCCGCCAAAGTACCACGTGAACGGCGTGCCGGCCTGGAAGCCCGGCGTCAGCGTGATCCGGTAGCGCGCCTGCTTCGCCAGGGGGACGCCGAGGTCACTGAACACCACGCTGCCGCCCGTGCCGAGCGGAGCGGTAGAACGAGACTTCGCAAAGCTCACCGTCCAGCTGGCCCGGGCCCGCTCCAGAAGCTTCGTAAAACTATCGAACGTCGCCGTGTAGAGGCGGAGCTGGTGGACCCCCACCGTGGGGCCGGTGCCGCGCCCGCGGAAGGTGATCGCGCCCGCCGCCAGGGTCACCGTTTCGCCCGGCGGTGCGTACCAGGTGTAGCTGTTCCCGAAGTCCGAGGAGACGCCGAGCTGGCCCTCTTCCACGCGGACGAACAGCGTCATCTCCTGCTCGTCCGCAAAGCCCTGCGACTTCGGAGGAGTGGGGAGGTCCTGCACGGCGCGCCAGGCGCCCGCCACGTAGCGCACCAGGAAGGTGCCATCCCCCACGAACTCGATACCCCATTCGGTGTTGAGCTCGATCCGGAAGAACGGCACGTAGGTGGTATAGTCCCACGTGCTCGGCGTGTCCGGCAGCTTCACCGTAAAGGCGACGGGGGCGTTGAGCGGCCGGTGGTACGTGGTGGCGGCAGACCAGCTCGTCGCCGTTTCCGCGTGGTCGTACTGGGTGAGCTTGTAGACCCGCCGCCCGCCGACGCTCTGCCGCTCCTCTTCCCACGTGGCGGGCGTCGTGGTGAACTGCGCCAGGCGCGTGTCCTGCGGGATCAAGAACGCGCGGTGGATCAGGCCGGTTTCCGGGAAGCTCTGCAGGTAGGAGCGCCCGCGCGCGTCCACCGAAGACGTCCCGGCCTCCCACTCCTTGCTCAGGATGGAATACCAGCCGAGGCCCGGGTCCGTGCAGAGCGGGTCCCCGTGCGCGGGCTCGAACACCTTGATGGAGGCGAACGCATACTTGCGAGTCGGTGCCGGCATCGTTAGCTCCAGGTTCCCGCGCCCGTGTTGGACAGGCTCTTGCAACGGATGATCGCCACCTGGCTGCTGCTGTTCACGTGGGTGAGGGTAAACCCACCGTCCGGGTCTGCCGTGACACCGGCCGCGTTATTGCCGGTGCCGAGGGCGATCTGCACGGGCGTACTCCACGTGCCGATGGCCCCAGTGCTGTCCAGGCCGGCGATGGTCACGAACCAATTGCTCGTGGTGGTCGACTGCATCACCACCACGAAGCGCTGCCGCTGCTTGTCGTACGCGTGCGTGGGGTTGCGGTAGCCGCTGGCTGCTACGGTCACGGCCGCACCATACGTCCTTCCCCGGTCTTTACTCGTCTTGAGCTTGATCGGTCCGTTGTGGCTGTAGACGACATCGAGCCACTGGCAGGGGCGAGTGGTGATCGACGCCTGATCGGTGGTTCCGGTGTCCAGCGAGAGCGCCTGCACCAGCACCGGAGGGAGGGCATCCGAATACCGGCGGGAGAAGATCTGTCCGCCGCTGGTGCCGTCCGCCAGCACCAGCCGGCCCGTGTTGGTCCGGGTATGCCGCACGCTGCGGACCGCGGGGGGCGCCGCGGTGGGGAGGATGACCTGCACGGCGATCCAACCGTAGATCTGCCCGCCTCCGGACGCGCCGGTCTGGGTGAAGGTGGTGTTGACGCCGGAGGGGACCGTGTCCACCCAGACGGCTTCCGAGTTGTGCCCCGTGAAGCCGGCCGCCACCCAGTCGTGATTTGCGACGTCTCCCGAACCCGTGTGGATGAGAGTGAGCGCGCCTCCCGCCCGCACGAAGAGCATCAAGCCGAGGACTAGCCCCCCGTTCGCGAGCACCCCGGAGCTCTGCGAGAACGACACGGGCGGGGTGATGCCGTCCACGAAGGTGCCGCCGCCGGCCGCGCCCGCGCTGACGGCCGTGACGCCGGTGTCGTTGTCCGAGGTCCACACCTGGACCCACGCTTCCCCTGAAGAGAAGGGGAAGATCTGGAGGGTGTCGCCCGCGCTGACCGCCACCGTGAGCTTGCAGTGCAGGATCGCGACGCTGCCGGCGTTATTGCTCCGGTTGATGACGGAGTAGACGTTGCCCCGGCTATCCGTGACGGTGGAACTGAAACCCGCCGACCACAGTGCGGTGCCCGTCGCCATGGTGAACAGCAGCCGCGTCCCCACGCCGTAGCCGGCGCCATACGTGTAGAGGTTGGTGCTGCCGACGAACGGGTAGTAGAGCGAGTCAACGAGGGAAAGCGCCATCTATCTCCCTCCCCAGCCCGAGCCTCCCGCCGGCGCCAGGTTCCCCGTGTTCCGGTTCTGCTGGCGCTGCAGTTGCTCGAACGCCTGCGCGATCTTGGCCGGCGACGGGTCGGTGAGGATCACCTGCCCGACGAACGTGCCGCCTGTCTTCGCTTCCGCCGCCTTTGCCGCGCGGTGCGCCTCGGCGAGTTGCTGCTGGGAAGACGCTAGGCCAGCGCTCTGCCGGGCCATCTGCTCCAACTGCCGCGCGGCGATCTGCAGGTTAAGCCGCCCGCCGCCCTGCGCCCGGATGTTTTCGAAGATGGACGACTTGATCTGCTCTGCCTCGATCATCCGTTGCCGCTGATCGAGCGCGTTCTCCCCCGGCACCGCCTGGCGCGCGGCCACATACTGCCGAGCGAGGAGCAGGCTCCCGGCCGCCTTCCGCTGGCGCTCGGTAAGGGTGGGGTCGTTCTTGAGCTGCAGTTCGATCAGGCGGGTGTCGGCGTCCAGGAGCTGCCGGCGCTCCCGGATCGACTTCCGGGTGTCTTCCGCCGCCTTCTTCTGCTGCGCGATCTGCTCTTTCGCCGCGGACTGCTCCAGCTTCGCGAGGTCCCGCTTGCTCCGCTCGATCTCCGCGACCGCCTTCCAGTAGTCTTCCGTCCCTACTTTGTAGTTCTGGAGGTCGGCGATCAGCGCGTTTTGCTCTTGCTCCAAGACCGGCGTTAGCTCATTCACCAGTCCGCGCGCTTCGTAGCCCGGCATGGCTTCGGAAGCCCGCGCGACCGCCTGATCTTTGGAGATCTGGAGCTGTGCTTTGAAAGCTTTCGTCGCTTCCTGGCCGGCCTTCTTCTGCTGCGCGGCTTCAGCCTTCGACGCCCCCGCGGCGAGGGTGCCCTTCTGGATCTCCAGGTTCCAGAAGTCCTGTTCGAGCTGCTGGTACTCTCGGACCGTCTCCGCATCCCGCTTGCCGGAAGCGATCAGCGCCCGGGCCTGTGCCGTGAGGTCGCCCTGCTTGGCCGTGAGCACCGGCCGCATGATCTCGTTCTCGCGGATCGCCTTCTTGTTGGGGTCGCCGTCTTCCCCCTCGCCCCGGGCCGCACTGGCCGCGCGGGCTGCCAGCACGCTGTTATCGAGCGCCTGGCTATGGAGGGCGAACTGCTCCCGCTGGCTCTGCTTGGCCTTTGCCGCGGCCTTCTTCTGGTTGTCGGCCGCCTCTTTCGCGGCCCGCTGCTTCAGCTCTTCCGCCTGGTCCTGGGTCTGGGTCTGCTCCTTAACCAGCTTCCAGTACTTTGCGGCACTGTCCGCATCCGTCTTGATGAGCGGCTCGAGCTCCTTCGCCTTCGCTGCGAGGTCGGCCTGGTGAGCGGCCAGGAGGGGCAGGAGCGCCCGCGCTTCCCGCTGCGCTTTGGTTTGCTCGTCACCCACCCGGATCGAGGCTTTGGCACTCTCCACCAGCGAGTCATACTGAGCATCCGCCGCGGCGGCGAACTTCTTCTTGTCCTTCTCGGACTGGGCCTTATCGGCCTCCGCCGGCTTATCGCTCCCGGTGCGCCGAATGTCCGCGATCTCCTTCCCCAGAGCTGCCAGCCGCTTCTCGGCGTCCGAGCCTTTCGTGTCCCGGCCCGTTGCCGCAAGGGAGTCCAGCGTAGCCCGAAGGCGCTTCTCCTGTGCCTTCAGCTCCTGGATCCGCTTCAGGGCCGGGTTTTTTGCCAGCATCGCGTCCGTGGCCTGGTTCGTCTCGGCGGCCTGTCGTTCTGCGCCCCCGATAGACGGCCCACCGTCGAAGCTCACTTTGTCGTTGAGTTCGGAGCCGATCCCGTAGCCCACCATGCCGGCGGTGATTGCCGCTCCCGCTACAGCTCCTGCACCGAGGCCGGTACCCAGGAACCCCGTTCCGGCGCTGGCGCCTCCGATACCGAACCCGCCGGCGCCAATACCGCCCGCCGCCAGTCGACCGGTTCGCATAGCAGCGGATGTCGCTCCGGTAGCCTGCCCGGCCGCGACCGCATCCGCGCCCGCGCGCACGGCCATCGCGTTATCCAGCTCCGCCTTGCTATTCGCCTCCAGCGCCCGGTATTCGTCCCACAGAGCCCGAGTATGGGCCTGGCGGGAAAGCTCCGCCGTCTTCTCGGCACCCGCCGCAAGAACGGTGGCATCCATCTCGATCGTCTTGGCGGAAGCGACGGCCACGGCGGTCTCCGTGGCCGCCACGGCTTTCGCTTTGAACGCTCCGGTCACGACCGCGCGCAGGTCGCCGAGCGCCTGCCAGCCGTCGCGCACCTTCGAGGTTCCTTCGACTACGGCTCCGAGCGCCAGCACGGTTGGGCCCGCTACCGCTACCGTCCCAGCTACAGCCAGGAGCCCAGCCTGAACGGGTGGAGACAGCTCGCTGTAGCTATCCGCGAGGGTGTTTACGGCCGGCGCTACGACGTTGATGATGGTGGACGCAGCCGGGACCAGAGACGCGCCGACCTTCGCTCCGGACTGCTGGATGGTGTCTGTGAGGTTCTCGAAATCGTTCTTGATCCCCCCGGTAACCGGCGGGATCTTGGCCAACTCCGCCGTGAGCTTACCAACGAAGACCTCCGCGCTGATACCGGACTTCTGCAAGACCTCGGTGTCGGCCGTGCCGAAGGCGGCCTGCATCGCCTTCCGGACCTGCGGCACTCGCTCGGAAAGCTGGTTGATCTCTTCCGCCGAAATCTTGCCCTTGCTGGCGATCTGTGTGAGTGCCAGCGTTACCCCGTCCAGTTCCGCTTTACCACCGCCGACAGAGGCGATGGCGTTGCCGAACGCGGACAGGCTCTTCTCCGCCTGGTTGGCGCTGAAGCCGGCCGCCTGCAGGCGGATGCTGCCCTGGACAGCTTCGTTGAACCCCAGGCCGGGAAGTTTGGCGATCTCACGCAGGCGCGTGAGTTGCTGCTCCGCTTCTCCGCTGGAGCCGGCCACCGAGATCAGCCCGCGCTTCAGCGAATCGAGGTCTGCCGCCGCCTTCAGGGAGCCTGCACCAACCGCCAGAATGGGCGCGGTAAGCCCCACGGACATAACCTGGCCAGCGCCCTGCAACTTACCGCCGAGGTCGTCCAGGTCGTCCCCGAACTTCTTGACCTTCTTGCCCGACCGCTCCGCATGCTCGCCTACCTCGTCCAGGCGATCGAGCGCCCGGGGCACCCCGGCGGCTAACTCGGCGTCATCAAGATCGATTTTGGCGCTGAGGTCGTAAGTGGACATGGGAGGACTCCAGACCGTGCCGCAACCAACCGAAGAGAGATTCGTTTAGCAGTGCGGAGGATGTTCGAGATGGCAACGATTGTTAGCCACTGCATTGGTTGCAGGCGCCCAGTGGACGGGAACCGGACAATGTGCAGCGCTTGCGCTGCACACGCGCCAAGTGCTGCAAAGAAGGCTAAGAGCGAGTTTGGCCCCCTTCAGGCACTACTTATGGTGGTGGTAGTGGTTGGCGGGTTCTTCGGACTGCTCTTCGGGTTCTTCTGGATCATTGATCCGATCCACCAACCGGGCAATCACAGGGGACCAGGTACAGCCGCCTCATACACTCACGTGGTGGGTCGCCTCTACCCGGGGATCAAGCTATACGTGGGCAACCCCCCGGACAACCTGACCGAGTTGGGCACGGTCACGGAACTCGCGTACGATCGGCCCGATTTCAAGAGCGGGAAAGGCGTGCTGGTCCATCGCTATGATGGGAAGGATGTCTGGTTCGACCGGGAACAGATCCTCGGTAACGCCTACTGGATGCATGCTGACGACCCGGCCGCGAAGCCAGGGCGTTAGCCCCGGTTTCGCTTCCAGATCTCGACCTGCGCTTCCGCCTCCGTCGCCTCCACCAACACGCCCCACCGCAGCCACAGGCCTGGATCCCGCAGGACCGGCCAGGCCGGGAGCAGGTCCCAGGGCCGACAGCCCAGATAGCGCGCGGTGCGGATCACCGTATACATGAGCGGACACCGCCCGCGCGCGCCGCCGCTTACGAGGAAGCGGAAGAGCTCGTCGGCCACCTCAGGTTTGGGTCGAAGTCTCCGAGGATGCTGTTCCAGATGGCCCGCTGAATGGCGTAGGGCACGGTAGCTATAGCCTCCGCGGTGATCGGAATAGGCTGACCGCCGCGCTCCAGGCCCCAGGCCGCCACGAGCTTTACCAGCGCGTCCGGGAGCGGCATGCCAGCGTCCAGCAGTTCCGGGGTGTACTCGCTCGCGCGATAGATCACATCCAGCTGCCGGCCGGAGATCTCCACCTTCACCGGTGCCAGCAGGGCCTCATCCAGCGAGATGACGTTCTTTTCTTCACTCACGGGGATAGTCTCCATGAAAGAGGAGCCCGCCAGTGTGGCGGGCTCCTGGCGCGATTATTTGCGATGTTTCCAGTAGGCGGTTCGCATCGCCGACAGAATCACCCACGGCCAGAAGGCCAGCAGGTAGAGATAGACCCAGCCCCGGAGGCGCTGGTATTCCCCGCGCGCCTCCGGGTGCTCTTGTGTAGCTTTCGGGATGTTCCACCACGTTAGGAAGCAGTAGAGCAACCCCAGCGCCAGGTAGACGACAAGCCAGAACATGGGCGCTCCTTAAGCGTTGGTAAGGATCAGTTCCATGAACCCGTCGAAGTCGGCATCGTAGGCCATGACCAGGTTGACGGTGGTGGCGACCGCGTTCTCCGCCTCGCCGCTGGTGTCGGGCATCTGCACCCGGCACATCGCGGTCAACTGGAAGTCATAGAACTCGCCGGCAGCGAACTCCAGGGCCGAGGTGGCCTTGATCCGGATGCACCGCAGCTCCTTCGCGCGCGCCGCCGCGATGAGGTCCGCGATAGCCGCGGCCGAGGTAAGAGTAAGCTGGATCGTGTGTTCGTTGGCTACCTTCGCCGGCTCCTCGAAGCTCTCGTCGGTGCCATTGCCTTCGAAGTGCGGCGCCCAGCGGTCGGCCACCGTCACTTCCATTTCCTGCCACTTGGTGACCGCCAGGCCGCCTTCATCCACGCCGAGGTAGAGGTCTACCTTCTTCGGGTCGAGCGGGATGCAGGGCACCTTCGTGGGCGTGGCGGTGAGCGTGCTGCCCGTGGTCAACTTCCGGGCAAACCCCGTGAAGTTGAAGCTGGTGTCCTTCTGCACGAACCGCAGCTTGAACCCTTTGACCACACCGTAAGCGGCCTTCTCGGCCCCGGCGGCGGAGCCCTTCTGCACGGACAGCGTCTTCAGCGTGTCCACCCCGAAGTTGGACGGCTTCCAGGTATAGGGACTGGCCGCCTGGTAACCGAGACACGCGTTCAGGAACCGGGGCAGGGTCATGTAACAGACCGGACCCTCGCCGTCGAACTCGGAGTGTACCTTCTCCTGGCTCTCGCCATTGGAAGTCTCGCTGCCGACGCCGCGATACTGGGTCTTCGGCTCCATCCCCTTGAGGTTGAACTTCGTGAGCCCGAGGAACTGCTCACCACCGGGCACCTCGGTGCCGGCCGTCGCCTCAGCCCCAAACTGGGCCGTCTCAATTGCTTTGTGCCGTAGCATGATCAGCTCCTATAAGATCGCGTAAGTGGGAGTGCGGTAGTAGCCGCCCGCGTTGATGTAAAACTCGCCATCCGCGCCGTCGCCGGCTCGCTCCACCGGTCCGTCCCGGTAAACGGAGAGGACGTGGTAGTCCTGATCGTCAATGGTGACGACCGCCGAGGAACCCACGAGCGCCGTGTCGATCGCACTGGCGATCCGCCGCGCGAGGTCGGCGTCGTTCTGGTCCAGGAACACCAGCACCAACCAGCGGCACTCGACCACCAGACGGGCCGTGCTGCCGCCCGTGGGCTGATCCGTGCCCGGGACGGGGGAGTAAGTGGCAAAGGGGTAAGCCGCTTCCCGCGGCGCCGCGCCGTAGAAGAAGCGGTCCTCAATGAAGGCTTGCACCGTCTCGCTCGCCTTCGCGGTGTCCACCAGGTGGCGGGCCGCAGCTCCGGTCTCGTTCATGGGATGGCCCTCTTGATCGCCAGGTCTACCGCTGCCTCGAACCCGGGGCGCACCTCGGCCACCGCTTTACTGAGGAACGGTCGCGCGGCGATCTTGCCATCCAGGGAGCCCAGTTCTAGCGTCTCGCCATACTCGGCGCCGACGTTTACCTCGGCGGATAACCGGCCCGTCGAGCGGGTCTGGATGCTGCTCACCAGCAAGCCTTCGTCGGTGGCCGGCGCTTCGCCCGGGGCGCTCGCCTGGTGGGTCCGCGACTTCTTCCCCTTGCGGGCGGTGAAGGCGACCTGCTTCCCGCTCTTCGTGGTGAAACTGACTTCGCGTTCACCCTTTTCGTAGATCCGGCCCGTCTTCGGTCCGTCCATGATGGCCAGCTTGGCCTGCGCTTCCACCTGGTGGGCAGCCACCGACACCACGGCGGCGAGTTGGTCCCGCACGCGCTGCGGCAGGCCGGTGAGCCGATCCTTCGTCACCGTCAGGGTGAAGCTCGCGGGCATTAGAGGGTCCTGCAGGTGCAGTCCAAAGAGGTGTCCCACGCCTTCGCGGGGGGCACGGTTAAAACCTGAAAGGTGGTCCCGTTCACCCGAAGTCGCTGCCTGGACGTAACGGGCGTGCCGTAAGGGAGCCGCACGATATACCGCAGCTCGCTCACGGCCTTGCCGCCTTCGATCCGCTCCCCGGGCGCCGCAGCATCCATCAGGAAGCAGGCCAGCGGTTCCGACTCCGCGGCGTGGTCCCAGTCGTCTTTCCAGCCGCCCGCCTGACCGGTTACCCGGGGTGCGGTCAGGATCACGGCCGTGTCCGGCATCGCCTCTTCCACACAGGCGCGCATCGAGGCGAGCTGATCAGCATCCAGCATTGATGTCACTCCGGGTCAGGTGCGCGATCTCCGGGCGCTGCTGGGCGCGGTACTGCGCGGCCGTGGTCAGGATCATCGCATGCTGCTGGGAGCGCACGAACTGCCCGCTGCCGGGTCCGAAGGTGAACTCCAGCTTCTTGGCCGCCGCCCACTTCTCCAGCACATCCGCCGCGGCGGCGTAGAGATCGTAGGTCTTGCCGATCAGGTAAACCGGCGGAAGGGTGTCGCTCGCGAACGTCCAGTGCCCGGTCTCCAGGTCGCTGGCGGCCGGGGTGAGCTCGTTATAGGCGCTGTCATACAGCTTGGCGTCCGCTTCCCAGTCACCGAGCCCGGCGTAGTAGTCCAGGTAGGCCACCCCGCCACCCGGCAGCCGGAACTCTTCCGGGTCCAGGGAGAGATACCGCACCACCTGGCGCCGCCGGTCCAGCGCGGTCTGCAGCTGATCGTTCGAGAAGACCGGCTTCCGGCCGCCCGTGGGGACCACGGGATCGCTGATCAGGTCGCGCAGCCGGGTCACGAGGCCGGCGCAAGTGGTGCGGTAGCTCATGGGTTACTCCGTGGGCGGCTGGTCGTCGCCGGTCTTCTCGCCGACCTTCTTCGCGGGCTTCGGCACTTCGAGGCCCTGCGCCGCGTACCAGCCGGCGATTTCATTGTCGGTGGCCAGGCGGCAACCCTGACCCAGCAACTCTTTCGCGCGGTCGTCTTCCACGGTGTGAACCCCGCCGCGCTTGTTCGTAATGAACTTCATCGATCCGTCCTGCTTTCCGTCGGGAACGGGCCGGGTTTATCCCACGTGGGATAAACCCGGCGAGAGAGACTAGGAGAGGACAACCACCCCGGACGCGTCCCGCAGCTCCGCCACCCCGTAGAGGATGTCGAAGCCGATGCGGTGGCCGCGGGCGTTCATGTCGTAGCTCTTCAGCACGCGGATCGCGAGGCCGCTGTCCGGGTCGACGATGGTCGTCGCCATGACGCCGCTGCCCGCCTCGGGAGACTGGAAGGGGCGAGTGGCCAGGATGAAGGCATCCTTCCGGAAGGCCAGGTTCTTCGTACTGTTCGGGCTGCCGGCGACCACCGGGACCGCCTGCGAGACGAACAGGTTGAAGCCGTAGAGCTTCCCGATCGCGCCTTCGGCGTAGCCATCCGGCTTGCTGTTGGCGAAGTACGTCTGGAGGCTACTGTCTGCGAGCAGGGCGATCTCATCCTTGGTGGAGATCACCAGGTTGCGGCCCTCTTGCGGCTGCTTGGCGTCGGTGAGCGTCTTGCGCGCGGTCCGGATCACCGCCGGGGTGAGGTCGGTGCCGCTCGTGCCGATGCTGGTGGAGAGGCCGCTATAGAGCGCGAAGAGGTCGTCTTCCACCTTCTCGGCGAGCGCGATCGCGGCCGGCTCGACCCACTGGTCCAGGAGCTCCACACTCGCCTGCGCGCGGCCAAAGTCCTCGATGATGAAGTCGACGTACTTGTGGTTGGAGAGCGTGACCGGCATGGACGTGCCGCCGGTCGGAGTCTGGACCGTCGCGTTGGTGTCTTCCGACTTGCTGGATGCGGTGAACGTGCCCGGGTAGGGGATGTTCAGGGTCTTGCCCTTGAAGCCCGGTTCGTAGTCGGTGTCGCGCGCCACGAGCTTCGCCAGAACGATGTTCTTGCGGAGCACGGTGAGGGCGCGCTGGGCCCACATCTCCGGGATGAACCCGGAGGTGCCGGCCAGGGTGCGCGTGATATTGCTCATCGTCTATTACCCTTCGGTGATGCGCCCCTCGGCGAAGGCCCGGTGAATAGCGGCCTCGTTCGCCGTGTAGAAAGCGCGGTCGGCGATCTGGGAGCGGGTGAAGGTCTGGCCTCCGCCCGCGCGTCGGTTCCCCGGTGCCCCCGGAGAGGAGGGGTCTTCGACGGACCTGCCGTCTCCAACCAGGTAAGGCTTGTCGGTCACGAGCTTCTTCAGCAGGTCCGCGACATTCTTGGGCTCGCCGTCCGCGTCGAACTCGATGTCGTCCTTGATCAGCCGGTAGGCTGCATCCGGATCGATGATCTTCGCGTCCACCGCAGCGACTTTGACTTCCGCCCGAGCGATTCGCGTCTTGGCGGCGGAAACGGATTTCTCCGCTTCTTCCGCGCGCTTCTGTAGCTTCTCGGTGTCCGAAAGCTTGGCGTCTTCCAGCTCCTTGAGCCGCTTCTCTGCCGCGGTCGCTCGAGTGCGGTGGGAAGCGTTCTCTTCCCGCAGGCTCTTGACGTAGGCCTCGTCAAAGGTCTTTGGGGTGGCTGGGTCCGCGGGAGGCGCGGCCGGATCAGCCGGCGGAGCCCCGGGAGGCGGATCGTCCGGAGCGAAGTAGATACCTAGCAGACGGTCGCTGAACCTGTGCATCTCGTGTTCCTATCTCCCGCCGGCGCCTGGCCGGCTGGGGGTGTGGGGATCAACCCCGTACGCAGAACGGGCCGACCCCGAAGAGCCGGCCCATAGATCAGTTGAGTGGGAGCGCCTTGAACGGCAACTCCCAGCGTACCGGACCCCATTTGGGATCCTCGCGGTAGCCCACCAGGTCTCGGAGACGCAAGCGGCTGTCCTGGTACGCCTCGTACTTCTGCCGTCCCAACGTCTTCCGCTGGAACGCTTCGGGTTGCCGCGCGAACCACTCCTCGCCTCTCTCCCGCTTCGGTCGAGTGTCCGGGATCGATGGATCTCCGAGCAGCTCCGCAAAGCTCTTGACTACCGGCACCGGCGTACACCGGCAGTTCACGTGGCTTCCGAAGTGCTCGGTAACCGGGAACTCTTGCCCGTCCATCGCGAGGCACATGGCGCAGGTGCGGCCCGAACGGCTCGCCGTCCAGCGCCACTTCTCGACCACTTCCGCGTTGGCCTGGAAACCCCGGATGGAGCTCTCCCGGTAGGCGCGCAGCGTCTCCGTTCGCGAGATCCGGAGCGCCCGCACCAGGTCTCCGCCGAGGTCCTCCTGGATCAGCTTTGCCGTGCGCTTGATGCCGCGCCCGGTGGCCACCCCCTGGATCAGGTGCTTGCGGACGCTCTCACTCGCCGAGGGCCCGAGCTCGTCCAGGAGCTTGCGGAGCGGGGTTCCGTCCCCGGTGTAGCCCACTAGCTCTTTGAGCGCTGCCTTCGGGAGCCGCTGGAAAGAGACGCTCACCCCTGCCGGCGCGTCGGCGGTCTGGAGCTGCACCAGTTGCGCCGCGTGGGACTGGGCAGCTTCCACCGCGGTGGCCTGCTCGGCGGTGATCGTCGCGTCAGCGAACTCCACGAAGGTGAGGAGCTGGGCTTCTACCTCGCGGAGCAGGTTCTCCAAGCGGGATCGCTCCCGGTCGTCATCCGTCTCCGCCTCGGTATCGCGGCCGAGGAGCCAGAGAATGCCGCCTTCTTTCGCCTTCGCTCGCCGCGCTTCCAGAGCGTCCAGCCGGGCCCGGATCTCCGTCCAGGACTGCCCGTAAGCCCGAACCAGGCGGCCCGTGGCCTGCGCGTCCCGCGCGACTACTTCATCATGGAAGCGGTCCGCCGCCGCGTAGAGATCGGACACGGATTACCCTCCTGCCGGGTCCGCATTCGGATCGGCGCCCGGGTCCTGCCCCTTATCGAAGCCGTCCAGCAGGCCGGCGCCCAGCGCTTTGGCGTCCGCCTTCTCCTTGGCCCGCTTCGCCGCCTCGTCCGCCGGGTTGTAGCCACGCTTGGTCAGCAGGGTATCCGTCGACGCGCCCAACTGCTGATCGAGGAGCGCGGTCTCAGCATCGCTCTTCGGGTCGGAAGGCAGCAGGGCCGGCCAGTGGATCTTCACCAGGTGGTTCGCGCTCTTCCGCCAGAGCTGCAGCAGCGCCACGGACACGTTGATCAGCAACTCCCCGTACAGGATCCGCTTGTCCCGGGTCTTCTCCAGGAGCGGCTGATAGAGGATCTGCAGCGCGAGTCCGGAGAGCTGGCCGAGATCGCTCACCTTCCCGGTCGCGACTTCCGGTATGCGCGAGATCTCGTGGAAGAGACTCTTCAGCTCTCGGTAGAACTCGATACTGGAGGCGAGGTCGCTCTGCATCTCCAGGTTCCAGACTTTTGCGTCCGGGTTGGCCAGCTTGATTACGCCGTCCGCGCCAATGTCGAACGGCTTCACCCCGGCCGAGGCCATCGCTCGCTGCCCCGGAGAGTTCGGCGCGATCAGTGGCGCGTTGATGCCGGTAACCACCGTCTTCGGGTGGGCGTGGTGCCGGAGGATGCGCCCGGTGTTGCTCACGTTGAAGTTGAGGGCCTTGTTCAGGTCCACCAGCGCCGACTCCAGATCGCTGTACCCGTGGTAGGAGTTCGGCGCCGGGAGGTTCTGGCAGTGAAAGATCGGCGCCCAGTCATACGGCCAGGGGGTGGGCTCGCGGCGGACGATCCACTGCCCGCCGGTCGCACCTTCGTAATCGGTAATCGTCCAGCGCGTGGAGTCGGCGTCGTCTCGCTCGATCACCTGCCGCCGCACGACCGGCTTCCGGGTGGCGTGGCTGATGGTGTTCCACTGGTTGACGTAGGCCAACACCTCGGTGTAGTCGTCTTCGTCCGTGACCACCGTGATGTTGGCCGGGTCCAGGACCACCACCCGCGGGAAGGTGGAGGCGCTCTTCGCCGGCTTCAGCCGCAAGAACACATCGCCGCACACCCCGCCGTTGGTGCCGATGTCGAGGAGCGTGCTCATCAGCCGGTTGGAATCCCAGCACGCCTTCAGCCAGGTGTCGGCGTCGCTCTTCGCCTGGCCGTCCACCTCGAAGCTGATCCCGTCCGGGAAGAGGAAGCTGCGGCCCTTCTCGACCACCGTCTGCCCGAAGCCGAGGAGGATGTTATCGTCCGGCGTCCCGGGCTCCACTTTCAGCGGCTTCGGGAGCTGGTTCTCGTACGCCCGCCACGCATTCATAATGCGGGTGCGGCGCTCGTGATCGGCCAGGTAGGCCTGTTCTAGGTAGAGTTGGTCGATCATGAGTAGATAGAGGGTCCGTAGCTGACTTCTTCCAGGCCGAGGGCGGGAGCCACGTAGCGCAGAGCATCGGCCAGGTGGAACTTGCTCTTGTCGGCGATCTCGTCCGTGGGCAGGCCCTGCTTGTCGAGCTTACGCTTGTAGTTGAGCAGGTCGCCGCGGAGCCCGCGGCAGCTCTCGAACACGTACAGCCGGCGCATCTTGAGCAGCGCGTAAACGCGATCAATCCCGGCTTCTACGTCCGCGACGTAGGGCTGCGCCATCGGCACACCGGCGGCGCCCCAATCCATCCGCTGTTGCGTCTCCGAGGGGCTGCCGCCGTACCAGCCGATCACGTTTTCGGCCCCTGCAAGTTCCAGGGCAGCGCCCGCGTGCTCCGGAGAACTCTGGCCACCACCATGGCTCTCCCGGTAGGCATAGAACAGGCCGGTTTCGGGGTTCTCGGCGACCCACACGAGCGCCGTGTTCACCGCACCGAAGTCGGTGCCGACCTGGCGCGGCCAGTGCGGCGGAAGCGGGAAATCCTTCACCACGTGACCGCCGATCTCGTCTATGTAGCAGTCGTAGATCGCGCCCGCGGGCCGGGTAAAGATCCCTCGATACATCATGTTGAAGCGCCAGGCGGGCATACTCGCCTGGCGCTCTTCGAACTCCTCGCGGCTGAATGCAGGGTTCTCCGTGCTGTCGAACTGCACGATGTCTATGGTGGGGTCGAGGGCGACCCACTTGTCGTAGATGTTGACCTTCAGCCACCCCAGGTCATAGATTGTGGTCGCGCCCAGTGCCCGACCGCGAAACAGTGAGAGCCGGCGCAGGATCGCTTCCCAGATCTCCAGCGAGTATTCCCGCTGCCCGCACTCGTCCAGCAGCGCCGCCTTCGCAGTGGCGCTCTCCAGGTTGGACGGCGCCGACGCGGAGCAGAGCATGATCCGTCCCCACATCGGATCATCCGGGGTTTTCGCCCAAAACTTCCCGGTACTCGGATCCCGCAACTCGATCACGCGGGCCGACTTGTGGTAGCGCCCGATCTTCAGCACGTGCACGAAGACCGCAAGCATTTCCGGGAGCAGCTTCTTCTGGAAGAGCGCGAAGGAACTGGTCACGGCTAGGTAGTCGTTCAGTTCGCCGGGCTTGGCCGTACGCTGGATCTCGCGCCACAGCCACCACGGCCCCCAGCTCGTCTTTCCGCCCTGCGTGCCGGCCAAGACGAAGACAAAGCGCCGTTCCGAGTCCCAAGCTCGCTGCTGTCCGGAGTGGAAGGAGAGAACGAGCTTACCTCGCTCAACTCGCCAGAGGTTCTTTGCCATCAGCCGGGCTCATTCTCTCCACCACCACTTCAGTGATAGGCAACTCCCCGCGCTGTCCGTCCGCGCCTTCATGAGTAACGCTGTCGCCCCACTCCTCGCGACGCCGTCTCTTGAGCCAGGACTCACCCGCTCGCCAGTCGAACTCCCGGCGTCGGGTCACGGTGCGGGAGGTTACCTCTACCGCTACCGGCTCTTCCACCGTGCGCCCGTCCGGATGCCGCGTCTTCTTCATGCGGATCTCGGTCTTGGTGGTCTCGGAGATCTCCTCCACGTCCACGCCGAGGGCCGCGTCCTGAATGACCTTTGTAAACTGCAGCTCCACGTCGGCTTCGGCCTGGTGGACGGCCTCACGGAAGCCCCGGTAGGGACCGGTGAGTTCATCCTCGCCCCGCTGCATCCATTCCAGGTAGGTAGTGAACGAGATCCCGCCCGCTTCGACCGACGCCTTACGGGTGGCGCCCAGACGCAGGGCGGAGACGATCCGCTCCTGCACTTTGGGGGTTAGCTTGGTCGGACGGGCCATCAGCGTAGGTTCCGGTGTCTGCCGTGGCAGACATTTGAGCCAGGCGGTTTATCCCACGTGGGATAAAGTCACGGCATCCAACAGCCAGTAGAGGAAGCGCTGCTGTCCGCTTGCTTTGCACGCCGCGTAGAACTGCAGCCAAGGTGTACCACCCCAGCCACCCCAGATGACCTGACACGCCGCCGAATTGGGGCCGACCACCGCGGAACTACCGCCCGCGTGAATGTTTAGGCCGATGACGCCGCGCCGTACCAGCTGCTCGGGAACCGTGCCGTCCCGGATCCCGTCGCGATCGAGGTCGCGCCAGAAGGGGAACGAGGCAGCCTGCCGGAGCGCAGGGTGACCCTTGTGTGGGCCGAGTTCGAAAGCGTAGGGCCCACCGTTCAACAGGTGGGCGCAGCCGTCCGGATGCAGAGGCTTCTCGGTGTACCAGACGCCCGGATCGACGGAGCCCCGGAAGCTCTCCAGCCGCGTGCCGAAGAGGACCAGGCTGTCGTCGTAATGGTCCGGCCGGTTGCCGTCGAGAGTGAGCGTGTCACCGCCGATGTCGCCACCCACCGGGACCGCGCCTCGAATGCCGAGAATATGAAGCTGCCCCGGTGCCGGCGCGCCATAGCCCGCCGCCCGGATCGCTTGGCGGATCAGGTCGTTGTTGAGGGTGATCGTACGGCGCATGTAGCTGCTCCCATTACTGTTCGGGACTAAGGGCCGAGGGTCGGCGAAGAAAAGGGACCCATCGTTCCGCGTTACTGATCGCAGGAGCGCCTACAATGAGTTCACTGGTGAAGCTGTTGGATCGACCAATTCCCACCCAGCGCGAAAGGGGCGGAGATTGATCCCAACCGAGGAGATGGACGAGCTAGTCCTGACGATAAGTGCAGCGTTTGACCTGGCAGCCGATGGCCGCCTAACCCGAGGCTACGCTCTCCTGCTCAAGGGCCTGGATGCGGCCAGCGTTTCGCGGGCGCCCTACGCAGCCGACCTCCGAGATGCCTGGCTTTTAGCCCTGCAGCGCTTCAAAGTGACATTTCCGAGCGAGTGGTATCAGCCAGATCCGAAACCGGTTAGAACACCAGGCGGCTGGCGTCAATCACCGGCGGCGGAGAACTCGCTCGGAAATAGCAGTTAAGACTGGCTCGCGGCGTGGGCACCGTAAATGAGATGAGTAGCCGTATTCACGACCCCTACCAAATGGCTGTCGAAATCTGTCGGACGTCACATGACCTCTGCGGGATTGCCCAGGCAGAGAGACGACGGGCAGCAGAGTTGCGCCAAGCGAGAGCAGAGCTTGGAAGGGAAGCTCAAGAGGTGTTCGGGCGGGTCGGCTCGCCCGAAGTGGCCACGTGTTTTCGCTGTTCCGGTGCACGTTCAAGAACAGCCGTGGGGCCGACTCCGCCCGAACTTGGTTAGCTGCCCGGAATGACGGCAGCCAGATCTCGCTTCACCTGCGCGGTCCCGGCGTCCCGCAACTCTCGCGCTGCCTTCAACGTCTCCGGTTTCGCGTTATCCGCCTTCGCGCGGACCACCGCTTCCTGCCGAGCCGCGTAGTTGATGACCGTCTGGCCCGCTGCCGCCAGCGCGAGAGCAATCTGCTCCGCCACTGCATGTCCGGCCGCGATGGCCTGATCCGTGGTTAGGTTGGCGCCGTGCGCTTCCATCAGGCCGTCCACGGTCTCGCAGAGGCCTCGGCCCAACACCTTCCCGCCCGCCTCGGCCGCTTCATGATCGAGCGCGCCGCGCAGGGTCCGGAGCGCCTGGCCTTCCAGGTCACCGAGCCCGGCCTCTTCCAGCAAGTCTTTCAGTTTCACAGTTGCTTCCCGCTTTCCGGCTGCATCTCCGGCAGCCCGCCCACCTTGAACCCTGCCAGTGTCAGCACGCGCTCTTGGAGTAGCGTCATCACCGAGGAGCCCGCGTAGCCCGCCACCATTCCCCAGGCCAGCGCGTTTTCCGGCCGCGTGTCGAAGTAGATCGCCAGGGCGCTACCCAGGAAGGGCGAGGAGAGGAAGCCCACGTCGATCCACTTGGAGACGCGTCCATCCTTCTCGCGCACGCTGTGGAGCCGGGGCAGCTCCAGCCGCCGGTTCTTGCTCATCAGACCGATCACACCGCCAATGAAGCCCCAGGCAGCGTATTCGAAGATCTTCACATAAGCCGGGCTCATCGGCACGTACTCCAGAAACGACGAACGGCCGGAGCGCGGATGCTCACGGCCGGTACAACAAAAACGCCCCGCCTACAGAGGCGAGACGCACTTTTGGTAAAGGACAGTCGATTGTAGGCAGACGCGCCGCCGCTTGTCAACTGGCTATTTTAGGGGGCTGTTGCTGACCGAGCAGCTTCCACGCAGCGCCGCAGTTCCGACACCTGCTCGTGGATCTGCTCCCGCCACGCCGCGCGACGCACGTTCTCGCGGATGCGCTTGCCGGCGTTGGATATGTGGCAGTTCACGGCGTTGCGCGAGATCCCCAGCCGGGCCGCGGTCTCGTCACGTGACCACCCGTCTCCATAGTGGGCCATCATTACCGAGCTCTCCATCCGGGTGAGCCCTGCTTCCAGGCAGAGCACTGCCAGGTTCCCGCGCTCATTACTCGGCGTCATCGGCCTGCCCCTTCCGTGCCTGCCGCCGCAGCGCCTTACCCTGCTGGGCAGCCTCCACCGGTGACACCGCCCGCCAGCGCTTCTCTCCGAACGCCAGGTCCTCTGCAGTCAGGATCGTCGCGCGCGTGGCTACTGCCTGGGCGTACTCGGCCGTGTGCGGATGGTCCGGCACGAAGCCGATCTGCGGCGCTGCCGGCGCGTTGGGCCGCGGGCCGCGCATCACTGCCAGCAGTTCGCGGTAAGCCTGCTCTGCCGAAGTAGGCCAATCGTGCGCCGACAGTCGTTCCGCCGCTCGCATTAGCACTTGCTGCACCTCGCCTGGCGACAGATCAGCGGAGCGCGCCAGGGTCTCCAGGGGCAGCCCATCCACCAGGAAGGCGCGGAGACACTGGCATTCGGTCTCGTGGACCGTGAGCCCTACCTCTGCCGCCAACCAGTCGAAGTCTTCTGCCAGCATCAACCCACGCATCGCTTCACCTCGCTTTATGGCACGCGCCATAGAACGTAACTGTCCATTCAAACCTGCCGAGCGCTCACTTTCACGCGCGTGAGACGGTGCGGAAATTGCGGAAACAGCATCAGAGCTGCCAGTGCCGTGGCCCTTCATCGTGGCCCTCTCCGGCATCGTCACGTGGGAAGAGGTCATCGAGCGCGCTGTAGTCGTCGTCCAGGTCGTCTAGACCGTCCGGGCCGTCCACGGAGGGTTGGGGAGGGTTAGGAGGGTTCCAGCCGCCGTTTACAGGTGCAGAAAAAACATGGTCTTCTGGATCGTCAGAGCCATCAGAAGCGGTATTTTTTTCGCTCCCCGTATCCGCTGAAAAACCCTCCCAACCCTCCTTAACCCTCCTACCCTCCTGATTAATGGGGATTTGACTGGTATCCGTGGCTACACCAGAGCAAGCAAGCGCGTCGTCTAGTAAGGAGGGTTGGGCCGGAGGGTTGGGAGTTGGCCGCGTAAACCCTCCTGACGCATCGCAGAGCTTAAGCTGATAGCGGTTGCCATGATTTGACTTGCCTTCGTCCTTCAGAATGAGAAGGGTGAACGGCTGGTCGTTCTCATCGTGGAAGGTGTACCGGCGCTCTCGCTCTTTCTTGACGATGAAGCCCAACCGGGTCCGGCGGCTGCTCTCGTTGCCATTGCCAAGTTGCAGTTCCAGATCCTCATTCGCGACGATCTCTTCCCAAAGCTCTTTAGTGGTGACCAGGCGCTCACCGAACCTGCCCCACCACAAGCCGATGAAGGTCCGGATAGCGGCCCCTTCCGCATCCGCAGAGGCGCGCAGAGCATTAATGTTTTCGAGGAAGCCCGGAATGCCGGCGACCTTCAGCAGCCCGCCCATTGCCCGCGACCAGCCTTCATACATCCCGAGGGTGGGATGGTAGGAAAGCGGTTTACCGGCAGCGATCCAGGCCTGGCAAAGGGTCAGGATCGACGCCACCAGCTCCCCCCGGTGCTCCTGCGCCCAGCCTTTCAGGTCCTTGTGCCGGAAGCTCTCCGCGGGCCGGAGTTGGGGTTGATCCATCTTCGCGTCCATGCGGATGCGGGCAACACGGCGGGTCATTTCGTCCGAGAGGGTGATGTTGTTCCCGGTCCCGATCCAGCCGCACTTGACCGAGATCCGGGCCATTCTGGACGTGCAGAGGGCGCGGTCTTCCCACACACCGACCGTGAGCGCCAGGGCCAGTGAGCCGGAGTCTACGCGCTTCCGGATGTTGTCGATGACGACGATGGAAGGCCCCTCTATCAGCTTTGCCGTGATGCGCTTCCGCCATTCGTCGTCGCTTTCGCCCTCGGTCATCATCGCGACTTCGTGTCCCAAGATGATCTGGGAGAGCACGTCCACCAGGAGCGTGGCGCCAGTGCCGGGGCCGGGCTTATCCACCAGGTAAAGGGGTGTCGGGCCGACGATTAATTCCCGGATGAAAGGCAGCACCAGGAAAGAGACAGCGTGGGCGCGTTCGGCATCGGAGACGAAGGGGAAGTCTCCCAGCACTTCCACCAGGAGCATGTTCCGCGCGTGCTCGATCTCGGCTGCCGAGGGGTTGGCGGGGATCTCGGGGATTTCCAGCCCCGAGGCCGGCGCAAAGTAAGTGCGGGAGCTCGGATGATAGCCGGGCTCGGTCATCACCTTCCCGTCAGCCCCGAAGACCGGTGCTTCTACCAATCGATAAAGAGACGGGAACGGCAGCACCTCATGTGCCAGCAGATCCTCGCACACGTAGCCCGGTGGCAGGGCCGGCTTCTCGATGACCTCATCCTCGATCACCTGCGAGGTGTACCAGTTCGCCACTCGGGCCAGGATGTAGCGCATCCGGTCTTCGGTGATCTCTTCCAGCTTGATCCGCTCTTCCCCGTCCCGAAAGAGGCGCTGCGGCACGCCGCTGCTAATGAAGAGAAACGGAGGCTCGTTCTGCGCGCGGATCGCGTCGAGCGCTTGCCCGGATACTACCGGGAGGTCCTGGTTGTTGGCTTCGATGCGCGGCAGATCGCCCCGCCCGGCTTCGTTCCGGATCGTGTCCCGGCGCTCGGCTGCCGCCTTGATCTTCTCGGCGCGCTGGCTCTGCTTCTGCGCCTTCGCCAGCTCTTTGAACGCGGTTTTCCCGATGAAGCCGGCCACCTTCAGCTTGTCGCCCCACAGGTCGATCAGATCCGGCGCCCGTGCCACCGACCGGGCCAACTGGCGGATGAGTTCCACCCGGGCGCCTTCGTCCGCTTCGACCGCCGCCGCGAAAATCTCACTCGGTTCGGCGCTGGGCGCGAGGCCGCTCCGGGTTAGTTGGGCCGTCAACCCAGAACGATCGATACCCGTCGCCTTTCGGATCTCGTCCCAGAAGAACTGATCCAGTTCCGCGGCCCGTGTCGTCGGGGTAGTCTGGGCGAAGGCCGCAGCGCTGCGGAGGGTCTTCTCCAGGGTGGTGTCCGTCCATTCGCTATCGCCCCGCTGCCCCTGCACCAGCTCGCGGGCCAGGTGCCTGAAGGCATGCTCGCTCTGGGCAATGTGCCCCCTCCAGGCTTCGATACCCCGGGCGATCACGAATTCATCCGGGTCTTGACCGTCCGGGAGTTGCGGCGCCACGTAGGCGATGATACCTACTTCGTCCAGGCTCTTGATGCAGGAGCGGACCCCGGACTCTCCCCCTTTGTCCGGGTCCAGGCAGATGACCACCCGCTCAACGCCGTGCCGGGTGAGGCAGGCCGCCTGCTCACGCGAGAGCTGCGCCGCCACGCAAGCGATGACGTTGGTCTCGCCACCCGCTTGCAGGATCGCCGCATCCAGCACGCCTTCCACTAGGACCAGGCTCTTGTGATGAGCTTTGAGCGCGCGGTCGAGATAGAGCGGGCTTTGTTTGGTGCGCGGTCCGGGCAGGGCTACCGTCTTTGGGAGGAAGGGCTCAATCCACGGTCCCCGGGTTTCCTCTGGCGTGTCACTCCAGAGCTTCCCCAGGCGCTCGCGCTTCGCCAGCCAACCCGGATGCGACTGCATCAATGGCGGCTTCTGCTTGTGCCAGCGACCGTACAGGGTGAGCGGTCGCCCGCGTTCATCAAACCAGGGGATAATAACAAAGCCTTCCAGAGACTTCGCCGTGATCCCCATTTCCCGGGCTTCCTTGAGATCGTGGCCGGCCTGCTTGAGTGCGTGCTCGATCTCCTCTCGGTCCCAGAAGTAGCCGAAGCCGAGTTCATGCATCGCCGCTTCGCTGAAGCCCCGCTGCTCCATGAACTCACGCGCGGCGAATCCTACTTCATCCCAGAAGGAGCGTTGCGCGGCCTCGATCACTACGGTGAGCATGGCCCGCCGCGTCTCCCAGGCTTGCGCCTGCGCCCGCTGCTCGGCGGTCAACTCCCGCGTAGGCAGGTCCAGGTTTACCAGGTGCGCCAAGTCCCGCACGGCCTCCACGAAGGCGTCACCGCGGGGCGATGACTGCGGGGCATGCTTGAGCCAGTAGCGGTATTGGATGGCGCTTCCGCCGGCGCCACAAGCCGGACACCACCATTCGAGCGAGCGCGGGTTCACGACGAACGCCGTGCCGCTCTTGCTGTTGTGGTGCGGGCAGCCGCCGCGCCATTTATCCGCTTCCTTCTGGAATTGGTGCGAGGGGTGCGTGAAGACTTGCTCCGGGGTGAGCCGGGGCATAATCTCGCGGTCCAGGAAGTCGCCGAGGCTACCCGTCCACCCGGCACTCACAGGTCACCCCCGCGCCGCTGTCCGTGGAGTTGGTTGAGCAGGTCCGACGCCTCGCCGCAGTTAGCAAGCCGCTGAATGATGGCCGGCGCTACTCCGAACCGCTGGAGGGCCTTGGCCTGCTTATCGCTGACAGGGCGATCCCGCCAGGGCGCGTTTTGGTCGGCCAAACAGCCAGCGTCAGGCCAGCGGGCTAGGACTGACTGATCAGCCCAGAGAAGAGCGCCGACGAGGTTGTTGGCCAGGCGCCCCGGGCACACCGCGGCACCCTCTACCCGCCCGCCCATGACGTAAGCCAACTGCCACTGGACACCCGTATGCCAGAGCATGGCTTCGCGCTCCATTCCCAACCGGGCGCGGTCCCGGCGCTCGGTCCCGCAGCGGACCCGGTATCCGTTCTCTCCCCGGCGTTCCCACGAGAGCCGACAGCCAGCCTGCCGCACTTCATCCGGTGGTCCCACGTTCGCGAGCAGGTCGATCTGCTCCAAGAGCGTGTCGAGGGTCTCCACGCAGGGCACCTCTGACGGGTCGATCTTCTCCAGGCGTTCGGCCAGCTGCTCCAGTTTCTCGGCGGCTTGGAGCAGAGACGTCCCCTGCAGATCGAGGTTTGCCGGTAAGCCGAGCATTGCCGGTACCGTGGCGAGGGAGTGCCGGCCGGTGTTGTCTACCACGTCGATCACCACCAGGTCGCTCTTACCGGGCACCGGGCAGTTGAAACCGCCGCGGGTGCCCCGGCCCACACATTGGACATAGAGCGCCCAACTCTGGGTAGGGCGGAGCATGACGACGCAGGACACCGGCGGATGGTCGAAACCCTCCGTCAGGATCTCCACGTTAACGAGAACCTGCGTCTCCCCGTTCTTGAAGCGAGCAATCACGGCCCGCCGCTCCTCCGGCTTCATCGTGCCGTCGATCCACTCCGCAGTGACCCCGATGTCCTGCCAGGCTTCGGCCGCGTGCTCCGCGTGCGCTACCGTGACGCAGAAGACGATGGTGGGGCGGTCGGCGGCAACTTCCTGCCAATGCCGCACCGCCGCGCGTGTGCGCTCGATCTCGTCTACGGCTGCCGCGAGCTCGCTCTTATTGAAGTCATCGCCCACTCGGTGCACGCGGGAGAGGTCCACCTGGGAGCGAACCCGGAAGCCGCGCACGTCCGACAACCAGCCGTCTTCAATGGCCTCCCGAATGCTGTAGGTGAAGACCTGTTCTTCGAAGATGTGACCAAGTGCAATGCCGTCCAGCCGCTTCGGCGTAGCCGTGCAGCCCACCAGGAACGGGCCGTGCTCTTCCCAGCATCCGAACCGCTCGAGCACACTGCGGAAGGACGGTGCCGGCGCGTGGTGTGCTTCGTCCACGATTACCAGGCGCGGGCGGAACCAGTCCAGCCGGTTACCCCGATAAAGGGTCTGGATACTGGCGCACACCACCTCAGCACGCCGGTCGGCCCATTGGTCGGCCTGCTCGATGTCCACCAGGAGCCCAGGGTTGAGTGACTGGAAGCGTTGCGCGGCCTGCTCCAGCAACTCGCCGCGATGGGCGAGCACCAGGGCCGGACCGCCGAGGGTGCGCTGAATGCCGCAGAAGATCTGCGTCTTACCGGTACCGGTGGGGCTGCAGTAAAGGACGCGACGGCGCCCCTGCAACCGGGCGGTGCGGACCGCCGTCACTGCGCGTTCTTGATAGGGTCGCAGCTTCATCAAGGGAGCTTCATCTCCGGTTCGTGCGAGAGCTATCCCTGTGAGCCCTCGCCTGCTTTGGCGGTAAAGAAGAAGCCCCGGCCCGAAGACCGGGGCAGAACGATCGGGCTACGCTTCCAGCGTGCGAGTTCGGAGGTGACCGCCGTGGGAAGTGTCCAGGCAGGCCACGCCCCTGCCTTCCCGGCGCAGACTGATCTCGCCGACCTCCGCTCCCGCGAATAACTCCACCCGCGCGTGGTCGCTCATCTCGTCCTCCGGCTTGTTCGCGTGCACCGAGACGGGGCCGCCCTCGCCGTTGTCCACTAGCGACACCAGGTCTTTGCCGTGGGCGCTCTGCAGGTAGAGTGCGGTCCCCATTTCACGGTCAGCAGAGAGCTCGAAGGCTGGCTTTCCCTCGTAATCGAAGAGGCGCAGCACGGGTCCGGTCTTTCCGAGTTCCAGCGCCAACAGGACCGTGCCGTCCGGGTGCCGGATCTGGAATGGAGCCGTCACGAAGGAGATGGTCTCCTGTTGGGTGGGCGCTTCCAGGCTGCCGAGGAATTCAGGCTGCATTGGCGAGGCCCTCCGCTTGCGCTTCCGTGGCTTCCACCCGCAAGCGCCAGTGCAGGCTGGAGCAATGCGGATTGTCCAGCTTCTCCGGGTCATCCGCATCTCGCCCAACACAGAGCCCTTCACAGAAGGCGTCCACCAGGTAGGAGCAGAGCTGTAGGGCGGCGTCACGCTCGGCCGGCGTGGCGATGAAGCCGGCCAGCTGCGACCGTACCAAAGTGCCCAGCGCTCGGACCCGGACCACTACCGGGTCAAGCTCCCGGGCTGCCTGCACCGTCAGCCTGTGCATTGCTTCGTGATCCGCTTCGACCAGGGGAGCTTTGTCGTAGTACGGATCCATCTGCGTTTGAGTGCGGAGTGCTCGCTGAATGCTGGCACTCTCCGCCTCGGTCAGCGGAGCTTCGGGGGCAGCCTCCGGGTAGAGGAAGAGGGTCAGTCCGCGGATGTTGATCAGGTAGGTGTCGGCCAGATCACCAGTGCGGGCGCCTACCTGGTCCGGATACCGCGCCTCCAGTGCCTTTGCTTCGGCGAGGGTGGGGAAGTGATCCAAGCCAAGGGGGGCCAGCAGTGTTAGGGCTCGCGGGTCAGGGCTCCGGAACAATGCGTCCTGCGAAGCCGAAAAAATCCTCGAACCCGCCGTATCCTTTCGGGACTTGTCCCCGTTGGATACACTAGTAGAGGAAGGGTCTTTCATCAGTGGGTCCTTTCGAAGTGACTTGCCCGGAACTGCGAATTCCGGACGGTTAACAGCGGGCTGCCCTCTGGCGCTGCGAACGCCTTGGGTAGCCCGTTCGTGCGTACGGCCGCTTACGCGGCCTGCTCCTGGTGGTCATCGACCACCGCCAACACCGGCGGCTTGCTTCTCGGGATGAAAAGCTGTCCGCCGCCCTCGGTCTCCGGCACGCCCAGCAGGTAGCGGACGGCTGCGAGCATCCGCGCTCGATCCGGGGCGTACTCCCGCACGATGGTGTACGAGGGGCTCTGCCTACGCTTTTGCTTTACAGCCTGTTCCAATTACAGGCCCCTCAATCTCGCGCCTGCTGCTTCGAGGAGTACTCGGGCGCGAGACCTTGAAACCGCTAGCTCGCTTGTTGCTTTTTCAACCGCGATCTCTGCCAGTGCGGCGCGAAACCTCGGTTCAAAATCCGCCGGCATCCGGATGTCGCCGCCGAGGATTTTGGAAAGCCGCGACTTATGCATCCCCAGTCTGGTAGCCACCGTCTTCTGCCGAATGCCGGTGGCTGCCAGGAGCGCGCGCAGGTCAGATAGAGTTTGGTCCATCGATCTCTCTGGTGGTGGCAATACTGTTACCAGGAGATTATAGCGGTCGGTGGTGATAGTGTCACCACCGATTTGCGATTTTTTGCATGCTGGCGTATCCAGAGGTGCGGTGGTGATGTTATCACTACCATATGCGTCGAATAGCGAACGAGGAATTTGGGCGCCGGGTCCGCGACGTGCTAAGTAAGCACGGTAGCGAAGGCGCGCCGATGTCGAACCGCGGGGCTGATCGCAAGACCCAAGTCAACTACGTAACCATCGGGCGAATGGCCGAGGGCTACGTGCCTGAAATGGAGTCTGTGGTCAAGTTCGCGCAGGGCTTCGGCCTTGATGTGAACGAATGGCTAGAGCTTGCTGGCTACGAACGGGTAGAGGATCCGGCGATGAAGCAAGCCCTTGATGCAGTCAGCGTCCTGATGCGGGGGCTCCGTGAACTCCAGGCTGAGTTTCCAGGGCAGGTCGTGCCCATCCCGCGCTTCCCCGGAGACGCGCGGTCACTCACCTTGGAGCAGGTTAGGTCAGTACTTGACGACATCCGGCGAAGGTTGGCTGCAAGCGAACCATGTCACTTCGAGGACCACGCCGTTACCGGAGCGCTGTTTATGCCCCCGGCCCGCGTTGAACAGGAGCGATAGCATTGGAGCAGGGACTTCACTTCGACGGACCGGCTGACAATGTCGTGAACCGGTATCGGGCCAGGTACCAATCCGCAGATTGGCCAAAGGCGCCTTCGTCACTCGAAGTTATCGCTCTAGCGCGTGCGCTCGATCAGGCAGGCAAGATTAAATACGAAATAGCGACCGTGGCCTGCCCATATTGCCTTCCTGATGGTGATCATCGCTGGCTCGTGGTCTTACCGGATCTTGATTTCACTTTCGAGTGGCGGCTGAATGCGCTCAAGTCGATTGGCCTTGCGATCATAAATAGCGTGGCAGACCCGAAGCCTTTATATTTGCCCGAGAGAACGGCATCCGCCGAGATATTAATCGAAGAATACTCCCAGGCAAGCCAGTTCGCAGAGGAATTTGCGCTCGCTTGGCTATTTCCAGTGGAACTTATGTTCTCTGGGCTGAGTGACGAGGGGATATGTGGGTTTGCAGAGTGCCCCGCAGAGTATGTGCAACGCAGATGGCGAATGCTTAAACGCGATGCGCTCGTGAAACATCCAGTGATTGCGTCCAACGTCATCAATTCAGTTCGAGCGAAGCGCATACTCCTGCGACGACGTTCCAGTGGCGCAATACCCGTGGCGCCCAGACCATCGGTTCTTATGACGGCCTACTGGATCACTGTTAGTGGACTTGCTCTTGCCTCGTTTGGCCGGGTCATTACAATTTTCCTACTAATGTGCTCGGATGCATATAGATCAGTTTCAGTGATGCCAATTACGGATCTGCGAGTGGCGGCATATTTATTGCTAATCTACGGCCTAACTGCAGGTGCGTACATTTTGCTCGCGTTGTTCCATTCAGATCCGAAACGCAGGCGTAGGGTGAAAGCGAAATCGGGATTTGAGCGGTTCTTTCAGAATTCAATGTCCAGCACGGCTGGACGGTTGACCGCGATGTTCGTCTTCATATCAGCATCCTATTCGTTGCCCTTTTTCGCTGCGGTGATAAAGCGCATAGGTGAAGTGCGTGCGTTGCCAGCGCAGGCCATCAGTTCCCCACTGAAGCGCTAACCGCAATTCCCAGCAACGGAAAGCCTGGACATGCCGCCTGTCCCAAGAGTCGCTCTATCCGGGGTCGCCCTCTATTGCCGTGTCTCCGGCGACGAACAGCGAGAGCGCCAGACCATCAAGACGCAGGTCGAATTCGGGCAGCGCATGGCCGACCTGCAGGGCGTCTCGTTGGTGGACGTTTTCGCTGATGACGGGGTCCGCGGCGTGGTGCCCTTCGGCGAGCGCCCGGAAGGTGCCCGCCTGCTGCGCGAGGCGCGCGCGGGCCGGGTGACCCAGGTTTGGCTGTACAAGCTGGACCGGCTCGGGCGCGCTATCCGGGTGATCCTGGCGGCCGTCGATCAACTGGAGGAAGCGGGCTGCACCGTGCGAAGCCTGACCGAGCCGTTCGACACCTCCACGCCCGCCGGCCGGTTCCAACTCACCATGATGGCCGGCGCGGCCGAGCTCGAGCGCGACAACATCGCCGATCGTACCCGTGAGGGGATCGAACGCGCGGCCCGGAATGGGGTCTGGCTGAGCAGTGAACGGCTCTACGGTTACCAGATCGCCGGGAAGGGCCGGCACGCCACGCTGGTGGTGGACGAGGTGGAAGCCGAGGTGGTGCGGTTAATCTTCCGGCTCTACGTGGAGCAGGACCTCTCCTGCGAGTCCGTAGCCGATTACCTGAACGCGGCGGGGATACCCACGATGTACGCGGCCGGCTCTCGGATCGAGCGCACCAGCGGCCGACCCACCTCCGGCCGCTGGTCCGAGGGGCGCATTCACAACATGCTGAAGACGCGCGCCTACTGCGGGACGCACGAATGGGGCAAAGAGAGCAAGGCGCCGGGCCGCGAGATCATCCGCCGCCCCGTGCCGGCGCTGGTGGACGTGGAGATCTGGGAGCGCGCCCAAGAAGTGATGGACAAGAGGAGGACTTATGCCCTCCGGAGCAGTCGTCATTCGTACCTGCTCCGCGGGCTGGTCTGGTGCGGGTGCTGTGGCCGCCCCTACTACGGCTCCACCCTCGGCGGGTATCGCTACTACCGGTGCCAGGCGAAGCAGCCGGGCCGGTGCACCGAGCCGACGACGCTCTGCCCGTCGAAGTCACTTCCGGGCTCTGTCGAAGAGGAGATCTGGTCCGACATCGAGGGCTTCTTGCGCAATCCCGCTCCGGTGGTCGAGGAACTGCGCGGCATTCTGGCCGCGCAAGGTGAAACCCAGTTCGACCGCACGAAGGAGCTGCAGCAGATCGAGACCGCCGTTGCCGCCAACGCCGGCGAACGGGCGCGGGTCCTGACCATCTACCGCAAGGGCTGGATCAACGATGACGACCTGGAGTCGCAGCTGGCCGCCATCGAGAAGGAAGAGAACGCCCTGGCGGTCCAGCGGGAGCACACCCGGCGCCAGGTGGAAGCCGTAACCGAAGCTCGGGAGCGGTTGCTCCAGGCCGGCGGGCTACTGCAGACACTCGGCACCAGGTTGGGCGAGGAGATCTCCTTCGAAGAGAAGCGCCACCTGGTGGAGCGCCTCGTAGAGCGGATCGACGTGGAGACCCACGGCACCGGCCGGGCTGCTAAAGCACTCGTCCGGGTACGGTATTGCTTCCAAGCTGCCCCGGAAACGGGTGCCAGTTGCTTTAGCGACAACTCACTGGTAGCGCGAAGTGGATCTCCCTGA